AAAAATTTTTTCCTCGATCTCGGATTCGAGACCGAGGGTCAAAAAAAACCCTCCTCGATCCGGTGTTTAGTCTGGAATGACTCTTGATTCATTCATGATGATGATGATGATGATGGGCGCTGGTATTGAACCGCGCCACGAGTTGATCTGGCTGAAGAATAACCACGTTCTTGGGCGCACTGATTATGCGTACAAGCACGAACCGATCTTGTACGCATGGAAGGAAGGCGGCCACAAATTTTACGGCGACTTTCAGACTTCCGTGATTGAAGTGAACAAACCGAGTAAAAGCGACCTGCACCCAACAATGAAACCGGTCGAATTGATTGTGCGATTGATCGAAAACTCAAGCCAACTACGCGAGATCGTGTATGACCTGTTCACCGGCAGCGGCACGACGCTGGTCGCCTGTGAACAAACCGGGCGCATCGGCTACGGCATGGAGATCGAGCCGAAGTACTGCGCGGTCACGTTGCAGCGCCTTTCGGACATGGGGCTGACGCCTCGATTGGTTGAAGACGATGGCCGGACGCCGAACTAAGTACACGCCGGAGACGGTCGACAAACTCACGCAGGCGATCCGGCTAGGCGCAACGTACCAGCTCGCGTGTGATTACGCCGATATCTCCATGCAGACCTTCATCACATGGCGCGATACCAAGCCTGAATTTCTAGAGGCTATAAAGCGCGCCGAAGGCACAGCAGCCGTCACATGGCTGGCGAAGATCGAAGCCGCCGCGTCGGATGGCAACTGGCAAGCCGCCGCATGGAAGCTGGAGCGCCGCTACCCGGACATGTACGGGCGCAACCGCGTTGAGTTGACCGGCGCAAACGGCGGGCCTGTGCGCGTTGAAAACCGAGCGCTTCCGCCGCTGCCTGAGGACGTGCTGGATGATATCCTCGAGGACAACTAGCGCGTACGCCGCCGCCGCTGGCGACTTCACCGCGTTCAAGCGTATTCTGTACAGGCGCTACGAACACGCGCCGCACCTGGCCGCGCTGGATCGCGCGCTGGTGAACGTGCTTCGGTACGCAGAGACGGGCGGCGCATCCGGCATCGGCAGGCTGATCGTCGAAATGCCGCCTCGGCATGGCAAGACGGTTACCACCAGCCGGCTGTTTCCGGCCTGGGCGTTAGGGCGCAATCCGAATATGCGCGTGATGCTGGTGAGCTACGCGGCCACGATTGCGGAGAAAAACAGCCGGGCAGCGCGCAACCTGATCGCGTCGCCCTACTACCAGGCGATCTTCCCGGACGTTGCGCTTGCTGCTGACAGCGCCAGCGTCGATCACTGGAACCTTGCGAACTACGAAGGCGGCGCGGATGCGCTCGGCATCGGCGGTTCTGCGACTGGCATGGGCGCGCACCTGCTCATCATTGACGACCCGATCAAGAACCGCGCTGAGGCCGAAAGCGCGTTGTATCGGGATCGCGTGTACGATGCGTTTACGGATGACCTGTACACGCGCCTCGAGCCGTCGGGAGCGGTGATTCTGATGAACACCCGCTGGCACGCAGACGATCTTGTAGCGCGCGTGCTGAAGAACATGCCCGGCCAGTGGAAGCGCCTGCGGCTGCCTGCGCTCGCGGAAGCAAGCGACGCGCTGCACAGACCTGAAGGCGCGGCGCTATGGCCTGCGCGCTTCGACGTTGCCACGCTGCGCAGCATTGAGCACACGCTAGGCCCATACTCGTTTGCAGCGCTGTATCAGCAGCGGCCCGTGCCAGGCGAAGGCGGGCTGTTCAAGCGCCAGTACTTCGGCCTGCTCCATGCGCAGCCGCCGCCGATGAAACGCCGCGTCCGCTATTGGGACCTCGCCATGAGCGGCAAGACGAGCGCCGACTACACGGCGGGCGTGCTTATGGGCATGGATGAAAACGCGCATCGGTGGGTGCTGGACGTTGAGCGCGGGCACATTGACTGGGGCGATCTGACCGAACACATGGCGCGTGTGATCCTGCAGGACGGGCCTGAGGTAACGCAGGGCGTGGAAGCGGCGGGCTATCAATCGCGCGCGATCCAAACGCTGAACGCAGACCCGCGATTGCGTGGTTACGCGATCTTCCCGTACACTGCCGACAAGGACAAGTTCACGCGGGCGCTGCCTGCGGCTGCGAAGGCCGCGAGCGGTATGCTGCACATCGCTGACCGGCACTGGACTGCGGCGTTTCTCGAGGAGTTGTGCGCGTTCCCGAACGCGGCGCATGACGACCAGGTAGACGCGCTGTCGGGCGCGGAAGCGATGCTGGATGAGAGCGGCGCGCTGATGGCAGGCGCGGTTAACTACGCAGACGACAGGAGCTACAGCGCATGGTGAACAACACGCGCACGATCATCCAGAAGCTGATTGACCGGCTGTCTGCGGATGAGCAGCGGGCGGGAGCGCTGGCGGGCTGGCGGTTCGATGCTGACAACCCAACGATAGACGACGGGGATTACGACGATCCCCAACGCGACGCGCGGCCTGACTGGCTGCGAGATGAGCAGAGGGAATGGCGCAAGCGCACGTAATCCCAATGGAGCTTTCATGAACCTTAGACAAGCGATCACGCGCGCGTTCCAGCGCCCTAGCCCGCCCACCAACGGCGCGGCCATCAGCGGCCCGGAGTACAGCCTAGACGACGGCGTTAACTACCGTCTGCCTGTGCTGCTGCCTGAGCAGCTCGAGGCTGTGCTGAAGCAGTCTGGCCAGTGGGGGCGCTTCCTGACCGAGAACGCGCAGCAGACCTTCCGCTTCCAGTTCGACACGCCACAGCGCGTAGCGGATGATCTGCCGTTCATGCCGCCGACGGAGGACCCGCTACGGGAGTGGTCGTGGACGACGCGCCGGTATGTGCTGGAGAACACACATGCCGCGTATGCGCGCAACCCGCTGGCGAACCGCGCCTGCAAATACATCGCGTCGTTCGCGGTCGGTGAAGGCTTCAACCTCAGCGCGAAAAACCCGGCGGTGGACGACTGGCTGAAAGCGTTCATCGAAAGCGAGGACAACGAAATCCGCTGCTACGAACGGCAGGCGGTGATTGACCTACTCGTTGACGGCGAGATCATGCTTCGCCTGTACGCGGGTGAAGGCGACACGTCGGGCGAACTGGCCGCCGTGCCACAGCGGCCCTGGGAATGCCATTGGATCGAAACCGAGCCGGGCTTCTTCCGCCGCCGCCGGGCCTATCACTTTCAGCGCACGATCAGCGCGGGCGATGCGCCGACGCAGACGTATGGCACGCAGACCGAGACGATTGACGCGGCCAACATCCTGCATGTAGCGATCAACCGGCACGGCTACGAACTGCGTGGTCGTCCTGAACTGTACGCCGTGCTGCCATGGCTGCGCGCTTACAAGGAATGGCTTGAGAACCGCGCGCGTCAGAACCACTGGCGTACTAGCTTCATGTGGCTGGTGCGCGTGCGCACAAACGCCGCCGACGCCGTGGCTGCTGTCGCTTCGCGCTGGCGCAGGCCGCCGACGCCGGGCAGTATCGCTGTGGAGAACGAAGCGGTCAGCGTTGAGCCGCTCGCAAACCCTATTGGCGCGAATGACGCATCCGAGGACGGGCGGCAGATCAAGCTAATGAACGCGGTGGGCTTCGGCCTGCCTGAGTACATGCTGAGCGATGGCAGCAACGCGAACCTTGCAAGCAGCACGTCGCAGCAACTCCCCGCGCTGATGACGTTTGCTGACTTTCAGCGCACGCTGATCGAGGAACTGTGGACGCCGCTGTTTCGGCGCGTTCTGCAGGATGCTGTTGACGCGGGCCGCCTGCCTGAAATGGTTGAGGAGACGGACGCAGACGGCGATCCCGTGACGGACGACGCGGGCGGGCCGGTGATGCTGCGCACTGTCGATGCGTTCAGCGTGTCGTATGCGCCGCTGAATAACGCGAATGTGCAGGCGCTGGCAACCGCGCTCGAGATCGCGAAGCGCAACAATTGGGTTGACGACGAAACCGCCGTCACCGAGCTAGGCTTTGATTATGGCGTGGTCCGCAAGCGCCAGGCGCGTGACGCGCAATCAGCATCCGAGGACATGGCGCGCGGGCTGGCTCCTATGCCGGCTGGCATGACGCCGCCCGGAATGCCGCCCGAGGTGAACGATGCCCTACCGGAAGCGTGACGCTGACGCGCTGCTGTCGTCAGGCTTTATCAGCCGCGCCAGTATGCCTAACGCAAACCTGCGCCTTGCGGAGATCGTCATTCGCCAAAAGCTGTTCAAGCTGGAAAGCGCGGCGGTTGACCGCGTGGCGGCGCTGTACCGGGCGGCGTTCGAGGATATCCGACAGGCAGCGGAAACCAGCGCGAATGTCGATACCGAGTGGCGCAACCGCGTGCTTGCGTTTGTGCCGCCGCGCCTGGCCAAGCTGGCGGATGCTGTGGCGGCGCGGTCGCTCGAGGCCAGCGCGGCTGCGTTCACCGGCACATACCTTGCGCGCCTGTGGCAGGTTGCCAGCGCGCGCGGTTCAAGCGAAGGGCTTGACCTGCGCGTTCCTGACGCGCTGGCGGGCGTGATGACTGAAAACGTGTTTGATGACTATATCCAGTCGCTGCTTGGTCAAGACTGGCGAGCGCAATTCGCCGATCAGCTAGACGTGCTGACAGCCCAAATCAAGCTAGCGATCAATACCGGAATGGCGGAAGGCGAGGGTATGGATGTTATCATGCGCCGCGTCCGCAACGTGATCGGCGTCCCCACCGACCGGCGCGCGGGCTTCACCGCGAACTTCAACCGGGTACAAGCCATCACCAGAAGCGTTGTAATCAGGGCCTCCAACAATGGCGCTATCGCTGCGTATCGCAACAACGCGGACGTGGTGGGCGGCTATCAGTGGCTGGCTGCGCGTGATGAGCGCGTTTGCCCCACCTGCCGGGGGCTGAACGGCACGTTTTACAAGCTAGGGCAGGAGATCAGGCCGCCAGCGCACATTAACTGCCGATGCGCGATCATTCCAGTATTGCGCACGCCTGGCGAATACGATGGTCCGATTGACCGCCTGCAGGACTGGGGTGTTGACGTCGGCGTTAGTAGTCTCCTGAACCCGTTCCTGACGCCAAACTTTTGAGGATGCCATGACGACACACATTCTTCAGGAGCAGATTGACGTGGCGGAAGCGTCGTTTGACGCCGACGCTCGCATTCTGCGCAACGTAGTGCTGATCCGGGCGGGCATGAGCAAGAACCGCCGCCTGTACAGCGAGAGCGTACTGCAGGCCGCCGCGCCGGTGTTTGAAGGCACGAAGGCTTACGACAGTCACCAGCGCGGTGAACGCCGCGTTAGCGAGATCACAGGCTGGTATACGAACGTGCGTTTCGAGGGCGGGGCGCTGCGTGCGGATCGCCATTTTGCGCGCACGGACGCCGGGCGCAATGTGCAGGCCATCGCTGAGGATATCATCGCTGGCCGCGCTCCCGCGTCGCTGGCGGGGCTGTCCATCAACGCAGTGGGAAAAGGCCGCGCGGTCAAGGCAGAGGACGGCGACGTTCTCGAGGTGGAGGCGATCAGCGCTGCCAACAGCGTTGATGACGTGACCGAACCGGCGGCTGGCGGCGGCTATGTGCTGGCCGCTGGCGGGCATGACGCGCTGCTTCACGCGGCGCTGGAAAGCATGTCCTATGAGGAGTTCACCGGGGCGCGTGCTGATTACGTGGCCCGGCTGAAACGCGAATGGCAATCCGTGCGGCAAGATGAGGCGGTCAAGGCGGCGAAAGCCGATGCTGATCGCGCCAGTGCTGCACTTGCAGAGGCTCAGGCGACTATCGCCAAACTGACCGCAGAGCGTGAAGCGGCGGCGTCAGAACGTGACGCGGCACGGCGCGCGGCTGCGGTATCAGAAGCGCTGCAGGCGGCAAAACTGCCTGCGGCATGGCGCGAAAGCCTGAAAGATACGCTGCTGGCAGCGGATGCTGCCCAGTGGCCCAGCATTATCGAACGTGAGCAGCGCAAGGCGGAAAGCGCCGGTCACAAACCGCGCATTGCCGTTGCAGGAGCGCCGGTCATGGTCAGCGAGAACGCGGCAACCAAGCCGCCGCTTAGCAAACGTGACCTGCTGCCCCGCGACGGTGAAAGCCCGGTTGAATGGCGCGAACGCCTTGAGCGCATGAAGGAGTAGACAACATGGCCGTTACGGCACAGAACGCGCTTCCGAATCTTCCGGTAGCGTATCAGATTGAACTCGGCGTTGGCTTTGCCAGCGGCACGATCAACCCCGGCGACTGGCTGGCGTATTCGGGTACGGCGGTGTTTGCGACGAATGCTTCGCACACTGCGTACTGGAAGGCGTCGGGCATCGGCGTGGCCCTCGAGGCGAACCCGCTTTACGACTGGGCGGGCCGCACGGCGCAGAACACCGCTATTCGCATTCTGCGTCAGGGCGTGCTTCGCGTGACCGCAGAATTTTCCGGCATCCCGGCGTATGGCCTGGGCGTGTATCCCGTCGCCACGGGTTCGGGCGTCGGCGGTGTGACTGGCGTCACGGGCCGCGCGGCGCGTTGGCAGACCGGCCAGAAGCAGACGGTCTCGGGCGGTACTGGCGTCGGTGGTTCGGGCGTCGCTATCGTTGTGGGGCATTCGCAGGTTGGCGCAGTGGCCGGTACGGGCCAGATTGATATTGTCCTCGTGGCCGCCCGGCCCGATTACTACTAGGGGGGGTGTGCCATGACCCAGGGAAAGATCATTGACATTCTGGACGTGCAGGCGGGCAAGGTCCGCGAGACCGTGACCGGCGGCATTGCCGAAAGTTACAACCCGTTCCAGGAACTGCGCGAAGCGCTCATGCGCACGCAGATCGAGAAGGGGCTGCGCAACATGCAGGAAGCGTTTGTGCTGACGCCGGACGCTAACTCGCTGCTGCGCGACGGCCTGCGCTTCATCGCGTTTCAGGGCTACAACGAAATCCCGACTACGTTCACGCCCTTCGTGACCCGCTTCGCCAGCACGCGCCCGCACGAAGAGTATCTGCGTGATGGCGCTGTTGGCCTCATTCCGCAGACCAAATCCGGCACTGAAACGCCGCGCATCATGTCGCAGTTCGACGGCGGCGTGAAGATTGAGAATTTCCGCTATGCGGCTATTCTCGAGGTGACCGGTGACGATCTGCGGTTTGACCGCCTGGGCATCATCGCTACACAGACCGCGCCCGAACTTGGCCGCGCCATGCGCATGACTGAGGAGCAGCAGGTTTACAACGCGCTCACCACGACCACGAACTTCGTGCGCTCCAATACCACCCGCGATAACGACGTTGGCGCGAATACGCAGAACCTGACCTTCAACGCCGCCAACCTCGAGATCGCGTACACGATTATCAGCACCGCTAAGGACCGCGCAACCGGTGCGTATCTGGGCATGG